AATTTCAAATATGAGAATGAATGAAAGCAATCAATAGATATATAATAGTAGATAAAATAAAAACAGAACCTAAAAAGGTTGCTGGTCTTATAATGACAGATGATACTGATGTAGACAATAGGTACTTAAAAGCAAAAATAATATCGTGTGGTAATTTAGTTGAAGGGTTAAAAGATGGTGACACGATATATTACGATAAACACGCTGGACACGACATATCATGGAAAGACACTCTTTATAGAGTTATTCGTGATGGTGACGTTGTTCTAGTGGATTAGACCTAAACCATAAATCACATACCACAACCCGTAAACAACAAACAATTAACCTAATTATTAACAAAAAACAATTACAATTATGGGAACTTATGCAAATGATAAGTTGGTTATGCTTTACTTCCAAACTGGTGATGGTGTTAATGATGGCGCTGATGAAGGATACGCGGCTCCATTAAAGAACTTCAGAGGTTTTAGATTTATTGCTGATACTGACGCGATCGAAATGCAGTTTGATAGTATGCTTGGTACTGGTGCTGATATAGCAGCTGTAGACAAGGTGGTATTAAACATAACTGCTGCAAAACAACATTTAGTTATTGCTGATATTACAGCCGCTATTAATGGTCTAAAATATGGTGACGGATTTGTTACTATTGCTGATGACGCTACAGGGACTTACGTATCAAGTAATATAACTACATGTGGTGCTATTACAGTTACTGCTGCTGCTTAATCTTGAATGAGATTAACCGCGCAAGATCTGCGTGAAATGAATATCCTTAAGTATTACAGGCTCACTAGAAAGTGGGTCTGTAAAACTTACGGGTTAAAAGATGCAGATTTAGAATTATTAATTTATTTAGATTGTAAAGGAAGATTTACACGAAAAGATTTTATGGATGGAGTTTACACTTATTCATGGGATAAAACAAGATGGGACAGATTAAGAAAAGATGGTTGGATAGACACTTGGAGACATCGTAATAGAACTACTATAATGTATTCGGTATTTAAAACCTCTTTTAAATGTTCACAAATGATAAGTAGAATATATAGAATATTACTAGGTGAAGAAGATCTACCAACGTCTGAACGTAGTGTATTTTTTAATAACAAATCATATACAGATAAAGTTTACAATAAAGCTATAGATGATATGATAAAAGATATTGATAGATAATGGGATTTAAACTAGGTAAAGGAAAAACACCACAAATGACTTATGGCCAAATAAAAAACAAAATGCGTTTTGGCAAAGAAGCTGGTGACACTGATATATCTATACCAGGTGTACCTATTATAAGAAAACCATTAGCAGAAGGAATACTTGGTGAAGCTAATATGGATGGTAGTATATATATTAGTAATAAAATAATACCAGGTAGCGAAGAAGAAAGACAAGTAATAAACCATGAAATGCGTCACGCTACAGATATGAAATTAGGCAAGTTAGCTTATACAGATGATTATATTATGTATAATGGTGAAAAGTTTCAAAGAACCACTATTAACGGTAAAGATATGATAATTGTAGATGGTGTAGCCAAAGAAGCTGGTAGCGAAGGTTTTCCATGGGAAAAAGATGCTAACAATAGAAATAAAACAGGAACAGTATAATGGCTTTATTAACTTTAATTGACAACATACCGCTTTATAGCACTTTAGAAGAAGCGTTAGCTTGGGGTTCAGCTATAGGTATAACTGGTTTTCATAATCATGTTTTTCAGGGTCAAATAGGTTATATGCCAGGTGAATCACATGATGATCTTAGTATTAACTTAAATTTGTTAAACGTAAGCTTTGAGGACGAAGAAAACTTAAGTTCATTTACTTCACAAACTACAGTTATTACAGCAGGAGATGAAATAGATGAAACTGTAGAAACAACAACAGTAACAGAAACAGTTGTAGTTTCTCAAGATGTAATAGATACGCCTCAAAACGTACCATCAGAATCATCAGAAGCACCACCACCAACACAAGCTTCACCACCAACAGGAGGTGGAGGAGGTGGATATTAAAAAAATAAAATTATGATAGGAAAATTATTATCAGGGGGAGCAACAGAATTAGTAAAAAACGTAGGTGGAGTTATAGATAATCTACACACGTCGAAAGAAGAGAAGTTAGAAGCAGAAAGAAAAATAAAAGAACTAATTGCTAACTATCAAGTTGAAATGGAAAAGAACATTACAGCTCGTTGGGTGGCGGATCAAAAGTCAGATTCTTGGCTTAGTAAAAACGTTAGACCATTAGTATTAGTATTTTTAATAGTATGCACCATGCTATTAATATTTATAGATGCAGGTGCAATAAAATTTAACGTAAAAGATTCGTACGTAGATCTTTTGCAATTAGTATTAATAACCGTGATCGGTGCCTATTTTGGCGGACGCTCACTAGAAAAAGTAAAAAAATAAAATTATGGCAAGTAAATATTTTACAGTAGAAGTAAAACCAACAATAGCCGCTTCAAAACAAGCTCTTGGGGCATATTCACAGGCTGACTTATTATTTGATTGGCACCCTTTTGATATTCCAAAAGGTGCTGCTAAGTTAGTGGGTGTTACGGCAATAGTTAGACAAACAAATGGAAGTGGAGCTAATAATCTTCCTTTTCATCTTTATTACGCAAAATCAATTGATGGTGTAGCACCTAGCTCTTTAGGCACGGTTCACGCTACAGCGGATGGAACCGGATATTATAATCATATAATTGGTAAAAACAATTTTGAAATAAAAGATTTTGCTGATGATTATTTAGATAATGGAATACACGTTGCAACTTTAGCTGCTGGTGGAGCTGATTCAGATAAACCCTCAATAGTATTAGAAGGAGAACCTGCTAGCGGTACTAATGTTGGTTTTGATAAACTATATATTGGTGGTTTATGTGGTACTTCAGGGGTATTTGATTTTGCTTCAACAGTACAATGCGACGGGGTACAAGCAACTTCACAGGCGGTATTAACTGTTAAAACTACTTCTGCTTTAGTTAACTTTGATAAAGGAGACGTGCTACACGATGAAGACGATAGGTTAATGGGAACAGTAAAATCAATGGATAGTGCTACACAAATGACAATGACTGCAAATTTAGAAAACGCTACAGTTGACGAAAAAGATTTATACTGCATTACTCCAATAACATTAGTATTATCATTTGAAAGATAAAATAAATAAATTAACTTAAATTAAATAAACATGACAAAAAAAGAAAAAGTCGTAGACTTAAAACCAAGCAAAATTTCAGAAGAACAATTAAAAAAAGTTCAAACCGCTGTAAACAAGATGAATAGAGCTCAATTAGAAGTTGGATCTGTTGAACTAAGAAAACATGAGCTTTTACACGGTATAGCTAATATAAAAGAAGAACTTGTAAAAATACAAGGTGAACTTAAAGAAGAATACGGTACTTTTGATATTAACGTGCAAGATGGTACTATAAATTATCCAAAAGAAAATGGCGAAGCTAATAAGGAAGATTAGTATAGGTAAAGATTATAAAAACGATGCCATGCATTACGCTGTTGGTCAAGAAGTTTACGGTGGGCATACTATTTGTGATATATTAGAAGAAAAAGATAAATACTCTATATATATTAAGAAAAACAAAGACGTATTACCTTGGAAAGACTTTAATAAAAACATGGCTGTATCTGTAGAATATAACTTAGAGTATTGATGAAAAGCGTTCACAATTTTATTGTAACGCCAAAAGGACAAAGATACAACAACGCTAAAAAAGTTGGTGATTCAGAGTTGATACTTAACACTGAGATATTTAACCATCAATATGTAAATAGAGAAGCAGTTGTTATATCTACACCTATAGCGGGACATACAGAAATAAAAGCTGGCGATACAGTATTGGTACATCACAATGTTTTTAGAAGATGGCATGATGTTAAAGGTGTAGAAAAAAACAGTAGAAGTTATTTTGATGAAAATAATTATATCGTAAGCTATGACCAAATATTTTTATACAAAAGAAAAGAAAATTGGATAGTACCAAAAGGCTATTGTTTTGTAAAACCTTTAAAAGCAATAAGTAAATTTAATATTGAAGCTGAAAAACCATTACAAGGCATTGTTAAATATTCTGATGGTACCGTTGACGTCAATAGCTTAGTTGGTTTTACACCTAACAGTGAGTATGAATTTATAGTTGATAGCGAAAGACTATATAGAGTTTTATCTAAATTTATTACAATTAAATATGAATATCAAGGAGACGAAAAAGAATATAATCCAAGCTGGGCGAAAAGCAGTTAACGAACTGATTAAAGTTGCAGAAGAAAAGATTATTACTAATACCGAAGATGACGTATCAGCTGACAGACTAAAAAACGCAGCTGCTACTAAAAAACTAGCTATATTTGACGCATTTGAAATACTTAACAGAATCCAAGAAGAAGAAAACTTGCTTGAGGG